GCGGCTCTATCGTCACACTTGGCGCATTAAACGCAATGTCTCCTGCTAAGTTAGAAGAGGTTGCTGCAGATGCAGATGCAGATGCAGATACTAAGCCAAAGAAAGGTAAAGGTGAAACCGCTGCAGAGAAAGCGGCTAGGTTAAAGAAACTTAGAGCAATGCAAGATGAAGTCAACGCAAGCAATCCTGGGTCGCCGGGCAATGAAATAACAACAACAACCAAAGCCACAACCACAGGCAAAGGCAAAGGCAAAGGTAAGTTGTTTAAAAAATTCCGCCCCTTTGGTGGCGTGATTGCAAGAGCTTTACTGGGTGATGACGAAAAGTTTGGTGGCGAACGAGGAATGATTGATTTTATTCGCACCAAGAAAAAGAAAAAGCCCGTAAAGAAAAACATGGGCGGCATGATGAAGAAGAAAGGTTATGCCGATGGCGGAGCCATGAAGAAAAAAGGTTACTCCAAAGGCGGAGCAATGAAGAAGAAAGGTTATGCCATGGGTGGCATGGCTAAGAAAGGGTATGCCAAAGGTGGACCTGCCAAGAAGACAACCGCTAAGAAAACTTCTTCTCGCGGAAAGGCTAGAGGCGTAGGTGCAGCAACTCGCGGCTATGGCGCTACGATGCGTTAAGGGAGGATAATCTAATGTCGAATGAAGACAGCAATCCCGTAAAGAAAAAGCCCGTAAAGGGATTTTTTAAAAAAATAGGCGGCGGTATTAAAAAGGTAGCCAAAGGAGCCCCAGGGTTTTTAGAAAATACTTATGGGAATTTCGATGGCAATTTTATATCAGATGCGAAAACTGTTCTCAGAGGCGCAGGTGATCTAGCGACCGGAGGGAACCTTCTTACCAACAGCCTTAAAATCAAGGCTGCTAACGCTGCAAAAAATAAAATTAAAGGTACAATTAAAGATAAAGTTATTCGCTCTAACGGAGAGATACCACCTCAACCATCTAAATCAACTATTGACAGTCATAATTCTGCAGTTAATGCGACTAGAGGTGCCGTAAGGGATGCAAGAACTACCAATCCTTACATGGCTACTCACAACGATCCTAATCCGCTACCTGGAATGAAAAAAGTTTTTTCAGACCTGAAAAATACATCAGAAAAGATTAAGGAAAGTGATTTAGCTCAGGCATATAAAAGTATAAATTCTAAAATAAATTTAAAAGAATTAGTTAATCAGCCTGATCAAGCTATTAAAGGGTTTATAAAAGAATTTGGTATTCCAGAAACTATTAAACAATTTAAGGCAAGATTTAAAAAACCTGAGCCACCTGTTCAAAATAAAAAGAAAGGTGGGATGATGAAGAAGAAAGGCTATGCCAAGGGTGGCATGGCTAAAAAAACTCCTGCTAAAAAAGCTTCTGTTCGACGAAAGGTTAGAGGTGTCGGTGCAGCAACTCGCGGATTTGGTAGAGCCATGAAAAAATAATTTTTAACCCAACGTAAGCTGGAAGGGTCAATTGGATAATGCCTTATTTACAAAGTAACATCCCTTACTTCAAAGCTTGGGTGAGGAGAGAGTACACGGTTAATCATGAGCGATACCATGGCGAGTTCTTACACGCTATGGTTGTCGCCGTGACTACCATGCCAAGTAGATGCTTGAGTTTTCAGGTTATCTTTACAGGCTGTGAGTCTGATAATGAAGAAGACGGTCACAATGTTCATGGAGGCGCGATGTGGGCTAGGATGCCTATCACTGCGCTAGTGGCAGATGTGCCGTTAGAAGAGTGGCCTGAAGAGTTGCCGCCTTATCTAGCTCAACCTTGGGACTGTATGTCGCACCATCATTCTGTTTACAAGATAGAAAGAGCTTCTCCCGCGCCCTGGATTGCGAAGGTTGATGGAGAGTTCTACCCGGCTAAGTATTACTGCACAGTAGACTATACTGACAACGAAGTAGCTGATGATCCCGCGCAACATAAACAAAGCCATATACTGGAATTGCTTGACGCTGGAGAATACACTGGCAATATAGTGGCTTTACCTAACAATAGAGTTAGAGTAACGCACCCTGCCTGGTTTGAAACTGGCGAAGGCGCACCTGACTTTAAGCCAAATCAACGATCCTACAACTCAAAAGAAGATGTAGGGTATGTATGGGATACTGGTAGAGTGTTCAACAACCTTTACAGCGAGTAACGTAATGGCTAACAAAAGAACAGTAATAGATGGAAATGTAGGCGGGGCTGGTGGAAAGCCTTCACTAAAAGATATATTAAAAAATCTTGGTCCTATAAAAGATATGTCTGATGAAGAGTATCGTATCTTTCTTCGCTCTCAAAATTACAATGAAGAAACAGGAATAAAGAAAGGTGGAAAAAGCTCAGGAGGTCACGCTCCGGGACCAAGCTCATTAGGAATGAGCATTGACGAAGCTGTTAAAACACGCAGAAAAAAAATTACAGCAGGCAATAAAGAAATCAACGAAATTGAAGAGTTTATGAAGGATAATGATACTATCAATTTCCCAGATAAACCTACTAAGAAAAAAAATCCCGTAAAGAAAAAAGTAGTGAATAAAGCCAATGGCGGCATGGCCACCAAATGGGAATCCAAGTGGAGATAAATATACATGGCCATTGAGCGCGGTGTTGATGATATAGATATTGCTGATCTTGATATTCAAGACAATTCAAAAGAAATTGAAATAGATCTTGATTCTGATTTAGACGATGGCTCTAGCATTGACGATATCTTTGGTAATCTTGAAGATGACGATAACGAGATATTAGAAGACGGCACTATGTTGGTGGGCGTTCCACCAGAGCCTATGATGGATGAAGGCGAGGATTTCTTTGAAAACCTTGCAGAGCTTATTGATGATGGCGATCTAGGCCGTATTTATTCTGATTGTGTAGCTGACTTCCAAGATGACAAGTCTTCTCGCAAGGAGTGGGAAGAGCAATACCGTGAAGGTCTTGAGTTCCTTGGGATGAAGTTTGAGGAAAGAACTGAGCCCTTTAACGGCGCATCAGGCATTATCCATCCGCTTCTCGCTGAGTCTGTTACCCAGTTCCAAGCACAAGCATACAAAGAACTTTTACCTGCTGGTGGACCTGTTAAGACACAGGTTGTTGGCATGATGACTCCGAATGCAGACCTTCAGGCAGCAAGAGTTCAGGAGTTCATGAATTACCAGATCACACAGGTAATGAAAGAATATGATCCTGAAACAGACCAAATGCTTTTCTATCTTCCCTTGTCAGGCAGCGCCTTCAGGAAGGTTCATTTCGATCAAAGCTTAGATCGCCCGGTATCAAGATTCATTCCCTCTGAGAAGTTAGTTGTGCCTTATGGTGCCTCTAGTTTGGAGAGCGCAACAAGAATTACTCACATCATCGACATGTCACTTAATGATGTGAAGAAGATGCAGCAGTCAGGTTTCTATAAGAAATCAGACATATCCTATACTTCTAACCCTTCTTATAGTGATGATGGTGTTAGCGAAGAGATTGATGAGCTTCAAGGCGTTAAGCCTTCTGGCGGATCAGGCTCTGATGAATGCGAAATCCTTGAGATGCATATTGATCTGGATCTTCCAGGCTTTGAAGATCTTGATGAAGAGGGTGAAGAAACAGGAATTAAGCTGCCGTATATCCTTACGATGCTTCCCAAGCAATCTACGGTTTTATCTATTCGCAGAAACTACGATGAAAAAGATGTTCTACGAAAAAGAATAGATTACTTTGTTCATTACAAGTTTTTGCCCGGACTAGGTTTCTACGGCTTTGGCTTGACGCATATGATTGGCGGCCTATCGAGAGGCGCTACGTCAATACTTAGGCAGTTGATTGATGCAGGCACGTTAGCCAACCTACCTGGCGGATTTAAAGCTAGAGGCATTAGGATCAGAGATGATGATGTGCCTATTCAGCCAGGTGAGTTCAGGGATATGGATGCGCCAGGTGGGTCTTTGCGGGATGCGTTAATGCCTCTGCCGTTCAAAGAACCAAGCGCCACGATGGTAACGCTATTAGGTATGTTGGTTGATGCTGGCAGAAGGTTTGCCTCAATTGGCGACATGCAAGTTGGTGATGGTAATGCGGAAGCGCCTGTAGGAACGACAGTTGCTTTGCTTGAGCGCGGTAGTCGCGTAATGAGCGCCATTCATAAGCGATTACATTATTCGCAGCGAATAGAATTCAATCTGTTAGCAGGTTTGTTTAAAACCTACCTGCCTCCACAGTATCCCTACATGACTGCTAATGGCGATCAAAGCGTCAAGCAGTCTGACTTTGATGATCGTATTGACATTATCCCTGTAAGTGATCCCAACATTTTCTCTATGAGCCAGCGCGTTATGTTAGCTCAAGAAATGTTGAAGATGGTTCAATCGAACCCTGAGATTCATGGACCGATGGGCATACACAATGCGTATAAACGCATGTATGAAGCAATGGGTGTACAGCAAGTAGACCAGATATTGCCTCCGCCTCCACCACCCCCGCAACCACAACCAGTTGCGGCGGCTATGGAGAATGCGGGATTTGCAACTATGCAACCTGCTATGCCGTTCCCAGATCAAGACCATCAAGCACACATTGTGGTGCATATGGCCTTTTACAATTCCGCTATCTGTCAGACAAACCCTCAGATTCAGGGGTTAGTTCAGGCTCACATTTATGCTCATATTGATATGATGGCTAGGCAGGAAGCGCAGAAAGATCCTCAGATCATGCAGATGCAGCAACAGATGCAGATGCAACAACAACAACAACAGCCACCTCAAGGAATGCCACCCGGAATGCCACCACAAGGTATGCCTCCACCACAGGGTATGCCTCCACAGGGAATGCCACCGGGCGCACCACCACAGCCAAATCCAATGATGCAGCAGATGAACTCAATGCTTGAGAAAAAGGTTGCTCAGATTACTGCAAGACTTGTATCTCAGATTGCACCTGAGTTTGAGGCCAAGCAGGATGAAGATCCTTTGGTTGCCTTGAGGCGAGAAGAGCTTGATATTAAATCTGCAGATGTTCAGCGTAAGTCAGAAGAAGCTGACAAGCGATTTGAGTTAGATCAGAATCGTGTAGATACACAGAAAGAGTTAGCTGAAGAAAGAATAGATACTCAGGTTGATATTGCAGGAATGAAAAACGAAACCGCGCAAGACAGGTTAGATTTGCAAGAAAAAGTGCAAATGGGTAACCTTGCGGAAAAGATGACTAAAAATATGAACGACATGTTCGGAGATAGGTAATGTCTAACAAAGTAGAGAAAGACGGATTTACAATCAAAGGTCAGGGCAAAGTTAACTACGCGAAAACCAAGATTGAAAAGACAGATGCTTCTTCCAAGCCTGGTATGGGCAAAGGAAAATCTCGCGGAGGTGGCGCAGCACTTCGTGGTACAAAGTTTGAAGGTGTATTTTAATGGCTGCTTATAGAGAGCCTAATAAGCCTAACTATAGGCCCATGGAGGCAACTCCAATGCCTAGGGATTATGAGCCTATGCGGCCAATGCCTTCAATGCCTCCTCGCCCTTATGGCGATGATATGAGAAGCATTTCATATGAGCCAGAACCTATGGGGCCAAGAGGTCCAATGCCTTCAATGCCTTCTAAAGAAGATGTTCTTAGAGATATGGAAAGAGAAGGCGGTAATCGCGGTCCTATAGGGCCAAGAGGTCCAATCATGAATGAAAGACCTTCGCCTGGTTACCTCATAGGTGAAAGATCTCCCGAACGTCAGCCTCCGAGGCCACGCATGCCAGATCAGGGCCGCGATGAAGGTCGTTCAGATAAAATTAGGCAAATGATGGAAATGTTTAGATCAAGAGAAAATGCTGAACAAAGACCTCCGCGCAGAGGCCCAAGTCGGCAAGATCGAATGCAGAGTTCAGGAATGCCTTATCAACCTCCTAGGATGCGTCCTAGAATGCCTATGTATCAGCCGTATGAAGAAGAGATGATGCAAAGGCAACCCCGCCCACCAATGATGATGAGTGGTGGTGGTAGCGCATGGAGAGGTTCTTTACCACAAGGGTATGAAGCTGATGAAGAGCTAAGAGCCCAAGCGTTAGCTGATATAAACGCTGGCGCTGATATGGATGGCGATAACCTGATATCAGATGAAGAGCTTTATAACTGGCGACCTTCTGATTCTCGATATGGAACAAACCCAAACAACCGGGTTAATCGTGATCAATCTTACAGCCAAGCAGCGTTAGACACTTTGCGTAGAAAAGGCGCTGAGATGGGTGATGACGGTGTTTTCTCTGAAGATGAATTCTGGAAGTTTGATGCAGCTAGACAGCAAAATGAAGGCCAAAATTATGGCGGAGCTACTTTAGAAGGCGAGTTTAATTACCAAGATCCTTCTACATGGAACGCGCCGCAGCCTCCAATGCCAATGCCTGAGCCTATGTCTCCCTCGCAAACAACGTATGTTCCTGAGCCAGCGCCAAATCCGTATGTCTTCGGAGGGTATGGATCTCCACCCCCTCAGTATGCAGGAATGGCTGACCCAAGAATGACTAACATTGTTGGAATGGCTCCCCCATCTTACTATGGCGGGGCAGAAGAATAGCTAAATGGATTCAGTAAACTTAGCAAACTTTATACATGAAAAAATAAAACAACTTGAAAGTGATAGAGTACAATACGTTTCAAGTGGTAATATTAAAAACATGGAAGATTACCGATT